CAAGGCAGGCCAGGCGGCTGCCATCGGCAAGTCCGCGAGCCCGACGCCGAAGAAGAAGGGCGCACCGGCCAAGAAGGGCGCGGCAGCCATCTCCGCGAAGGCAGCGGCAGCCAAGACCGGCGCGAAGACCACTGCCAAGAAGGCCGTCGCACCGGTCACGAAGCAGTCCGAGGCAACGGCCATCACCAAGCAGATCGGCACCATCGCCCGGCAGATCGCCGCCGACGTCAGGAAGGCGGCGGCGCTGGCCAACGACCAGCAGGCCCTGGAGCTGGCGTTTCGCTACAAGCACGGCTGGATCAGGATCGCGGAGACCGCCATTGCCCAGGCCGGTGCGCGCCGGGCCGTGCGGCGCGGGGACGCGCCGGGCAAGGCGTACGGCATCCGGGGCATCCCCGACCTGCGACCGGCCGAGAAGGGCTCACTGGGCCGGAAGTTCCATCCGTCTATCTCCGGGCCATCCCAGCATCAGGCATCGTCCGGCCCGTTCGGCAGGCACCTGTCCAAGAGCGAGGCCGAGGGCTTCAGCGAGATGTTCGGCGGGGACACGCGCAAGCAGAAGCTCTACGGCAAGCTGAAGAAGGGCGGATCTCAGCACAGCAAGGCGGCGGCGGTACTGGCCAAGGCCCGCAAGAGGCAGGCCAGGGAGCAGAGGCTGATGTCCCCGCCGAAGAGCGTGGCGAAGGGCATCCCCGCGATGTTCGGCGTCCAGTTCTCCAACCCGGTCGATCTGGTTGGCCCGAAGGGCTACGTGCACGGCTGGATCAAGGTGGACCCCACCAAGTTCGCGGCCGGGCTCCAGCCCGGATCGTTCGAGCACCTGCGCGCGATCGAGGATCTGGGCGCGAAGGCGGTCAGCACCGACCTATCGCCGGGCCAGCGGTCATCGACCATGCACACCGCGATGCACAACCTGGCCCACTCACTCGCCCAGCGGGACATGGCCAGCGCGCGGGCGCACCTGGAGTCCGCCAAGTGGGCGAACGCTGCCGAGGCGGGCGGGATGTGGACCAATGACCTGGCCGAGCTGGAGAAGCAGATGGACCGGGTGCCGAAGAAGGCCACCGGCTGGCGGGAGCGGAACTACAACCCGATCGCGGGCCGGTCAGCGCATCCGGGCCAGTACGTCGGCACCCGCCTGCCGACCAACCCGACGCGGGGCGCGCTGAGCATCCCGCAGATGGAGGTCGTGGGCAGCAGCTCCTGGAGCAACGTGCTCGACGCCATTGAGCTGAGTGCCAACACCGCCCGGCTGTCCGTCACGCCAGCGCCCAGGGGCAAGCCCGGTGGGCCGGGGCTGTACGACATCAAGGGCGAGGGCCACACGCCTTACCTCCAGCAGATCGTCAAGGCGCTGATCGAGAAGCGCGGCATGCCCGAGGGCAAGGCGTACGCCATCGCGCGGGCCGCGATCCGGCGCTGGTCAGCAGGCGGCGGGCACGTGCACCCGGAGGTACGGGCAGCGGCTGGCAAGGCCGAGGCAGGGGAGCTGGCCAAGCAGGCACGAGCGAAGGCGGCGTGATGCTGGAAGTGCACGGCGCATCGGGACTCAAGGGCACCATCACCCGGACGGGCACCGCGCTCCAGGGCAGCACCGGTTCCATGCAGGATCTGGCCGACCAGGCGCTGAAGAACGCCGGGGGCGATCTCGATGAGGCGTGGGATCACCTGCGGAACATCAACAACGGATACGCATGGACCGTCGAGACCTGATCTCGGCTCAGGTCATCGAGCTGCGATTCAACCCGCTGGAGCACCGTGACGAGCACGGCAAGTGGACCGGGAGCGGTGCGCGCAAGATCCTGACGCCCGGCCAGATCAAGGGCGCTGGCTTCAAGGCGATGCTGCCGCCAGCCGCGCCGCCAGTCGGGTCACGCGGCAACCGGGTCCTGGACCGGCACATTGACTCCCAGATCCAGCACTGGCAGGAAGAGGGGCTCGGCGCGCGGGTGATCCGCAAGCGGCTGGCTGACCGGGCCAAGAAGCCCGACCAGCTCGGCAACCGGCTCCGCGAGAAGGGGTTCGGCTCACTGCCGCCTGTCCGCCCGGCTGCTCTCAAGACCGGCGACAACGTGACCTGGAATGGCATGGACGCCCGGATCGCGGCAGTCGGCCAGCCAGCCGTGCCCGAGGGCCAGGTGCACATCCGGGTCGGCAACGCGGGCTACAACGTCCCGGCCGGTGAGCTGCACCGGAAGGGCAGCGGGCCGCCGCCGCTCAACACCAAGGAGATCGCGGCGAAGGAGGCCGGGCGGTTTGCGGCAAGTCTGAAGGCCCAGGGCCACGGCCCGGAGACGATCCGGCAGAAGATGCGCGAGCGGGCCGGGATCATGGACACGCTCGGCGGTCAACTGCGGCGGATCGGCATCGGCCCGCCGAAGGCCGTGCCCGTCCCCCGGCCTGCGGAACCGGGCACTGGCCGGTGGGAGTTCATCCGCAGCGGAGTCCAGAAGGTCACCAGGCCGCAGGTAGGCGACAAGGCCAGGCTGAAGCTCGGGGCAGCCGGTAACCAGGTCGGCACCGTCGTGGCGGTGGCGGGCCTGGTCGCAGCCGTTGATTCCGGCGACGATGACATGCGGTACATGGTGGACTGGCGCAACGGGGAAGTGCGGAACAAGATCCCGCTGTCACAGGCCGGTCCCGCGCTGCCCGCCTTTGCCCCGCCGCCATCCCCGCCCGGCGTCTACGTGGCCCCCGGCACCAAGCAGCTTGAGTTCCCCGGCATGCCGAAGAACGACCTGGGCTCGAACAACCCGGAGGTCAGGCGGCTGGCGAAGCTCGCATCCACCCCGGAGTACGAGCGGGCACGGGCTCGCGGCCACGCACCGCACCAGGGCAACCAGGGGACCGTCTCGATCCTCACCATGCCGGATGGCACGAAGGTGCTCCAGAAGGTCCAGTACAGCGACACGCGCAACGACGCCGAGGAACTGTCCAGCTACGTCAGCCAGGTGGTCGGCGCGGGAGCCCCGGCCGTGGCCCGGCACCCGGACTTCCCGGCCACGACGCTGGTCGAGGACTTCGTGCCCGGCGTGATGGCTGACGAGTACGTCGAGAAGGAGAGTTCCGCCGCGCTGCGGGAGGCCAAGAAGGAGAACGCCGGTCAGTGGACGGCCGAGGCCGCTGCCTCCGATGCGCGAGACGAAGCCGAGCAGGAGCTGTACAACACCACCGAGGGCTACAAGATCGGGTTGCTGGATTACCTGATCTCCAACTCCGACCGGCACAACCAGAACTGGATGGTTACCCCGGACGGCAAGCCGGTGCCGATCGACATGGGGTATGCGCAGTTCGACGGCCAGGACTACGAGAGCCCGTTCACCGAGGCATCGGGCCTGACCGACTACGACCCGGACTACGGCGAGCGGCTGGACAGCCAGGAGTGGGAAGAGCTGTACTCCGGGCTGTCCGCGATCCAGCCCGAGTTCCAGCGGCTCGGGCGCTCGGGCTGGTACAGCAACATGATGGGCCAGCTCGCCGCGCTCAACGAGATCGAGGCGGCCAAGCACGGGCTGCGGCCGGGCCTGAAGAACTTCGCCAGCGTGTCCCTCCAGGTGCTCGACCTCGGTTTCACCGGCTGGCTGCACGAAGAGCGCGACATACGCGGCCGGTGGACCCACGGGGCGACGGTGCCCAGCGAGCACGGCCAGGAGCGGCACGGCTACCAGGGCAAGTTCATGGGCTATGACCCGCTGAAGCCGTCGATGGAGCCAGCGGACGGGCGCAAGCCGCTCAGCCAGCCCGGCCGCCCGGACGGTCTGGGCACGCCCGGTGACCCGATCGACGTCAAGGGCGACATGAGCCGCGCGGTGCAGCTCATGGCAGACAGCAAACACGTCCGGCTGAACAGCACGGATGAGATCAAGCCGCTGCTCGATGAGGTGGACCGGCACGCCACGGTCCTGGGCTACAGCCGCGCGCACGAGCCGAAGTGGGATCTGGGCAACATCAGCGTCAAGGGCACCCGGCTGTTCAACGAGCAGACCAGGGGCATCCCGCGCCAGGACATGCCGCAGCTCAGCGGGCCAGCCCTGCCCGGCACCGAGGCGGCGCTGCTAGCAGGCGGGGCCAACAGGTTCATCGAGCTGGACCCCGAGTTCCGAGCCCAGCTCAAACGCGACGGCATCGACGTCCGCAACGAGCGCGTACCGGCCGGTAACCTGCGCGCCACCCAGACCCAGCTCACCGCTGCCACCGTCGCCGGGATCACCAAGGCTGCCGAGGAAGGCAACCCCAAGGTCCGGCACATGCTGAAGGAGCCCATATGGGTGACGCGCGATAACTACGTGATCGACGGGCACCACCGCTGGGCGTCGGACGAGGCGCTGGCGTTCAGCGGCCACGGGCCGCATGAGATCGAGGTGCAGCGGATCAACCTGCCGGTGCACCTGGCCATCCCCTACGCCAACCAGTTCGCCCAGCGGATGGGTATCGAGTCGCAGTCGATCGGCAACGCCAAGCTGGTGAACAGCGCGAACGAGCCGCTGTCCCTCCAGGTGCTTGAGTTCCGGTTCGACCCGCTGGAGCTGCGGGACAGGCGCGGGCGGTGGGCCAGGAGCCGCACCGAGCAGATGAGCTTCCACAAGCTGCTGCGCGCGGCGGCCACCCCGCTGGTCGGTGCCCCGATCCCGAACGAGGAAGAGCTGAACAAGGCGGTCGTGGCCGAGACGGACAAGGTGTCGCACATCATCCCCGAGCTGCTTCACGGCAGCCACGAGGAATGGAACGGCAAGGCCAGCATCTTCCCGCAGCACTCCAAGGACCACATCCTGGCCGAGATGGAGTGGAACGGCACCCTGAACATCGCGGACAACGTGGCCGCCGCGATCAAGGACACCTACGACAACCCGGACGGGCCGGTCAAGTACCCCGACGCATTCGAGGTGCTGGCGCACGAGATGATCCACGGCGTGGTGCCCGAGGGCAGCGCCAAGCGCAATGAGAAGGCGTACCAGGTCTGGTCGCTCAGCCAGATCGAGGAAGGATTCACCGAGCTGGGCGCGACCCAGCACGCGGCCGAGTTCTTTGACCGGATGGGCATCGGGGACCGGGAAGCGCGCACGTATCCGGGCCACACCACCCGGCAGATGGCCGAGACCATCAACAACCCGGCCGAGATCCGCAACGGCAACGCCTGGGGTCACTACCCGCAGCAGACCAAGGACGCCCAGGACTGGGTAGAGCAGGTGGCCCAGCAGGAGAAGCTGGACCTGGACAGTGCGGAGGGCAAGGCGCGGATCTTGGAGCTGTCCGACGAGATCAACCGGCAGGGCGCGGACGGCAAGGTGCCCGTGATGTCCCGCCAGCTCGCAGAGGCGATGCTTGCCGATGAGCCGAAGATGAAGAACGATCAGCAGTTCCTGGACCAGATGACGGCCACGATCATGGAAGCCATCCTCAAGCAGTGGAACACCGACAACCCGGCTGGCGCGGCCAAGCAGGCGTTCGGCGCGGCCACGACCCTGGCTCACCAGCAGGTGACCGAGAAGCAGCGCGAGATGGCGGAAGCGGCATGATGACCCCGGCTGGCGCGGAAGCGCTCAGGATCGCCAGGTGGGCCTGGGAAGACCCGGCTGGCAGAGTGCAGATTGCGATCGAGCAGGTGCGCGGGATGGCCAGCGCCGCAGACGGCCAGGATCTGCGCGAGATCCAGGACGCGGGGACGATGCTTTCCAGACTGGCCGGGACGCTGGATACTGAGCCTGTGACCGGAGACGACACCCTTATCGGGCAGCTCGCGGGAGACACCATCGTCAGCCAGCTTGTCGAGCTGGCCAATGAAGCCTGGATGCACGAGCGCCGGGGCAAGGGCGGCAAGTGGGTCAGCGCTGGCGGCGAGATCGAGCGGACGGCCAAGGGCGCGGCGCGGATCAAGCGCATCCAGGCAGCGCAGGCCCGGCACGCCCCGGCTCCCAGCACCGGCAAGCTCGGGGGCGGCAGCGAGACCAGCGCTGACGATCACCTGCGCCAGCTCATCCGGGAAGAGATCGCCAAGGCGGCGTCTGGCGTCCCGGCAGACATCGCGCCTGAGAACAAGGCGGCCGAGGTCGCCTTCCAGGTCGGCGGCAAGGTGGTCCCGACCAAGCGCGAGCAGATGATCCACCAGCAGCTCATCGCGTCCAAGATCGAGCCGCTGGCCGCGTCCAAGGCTGCGGCAGCGGTAGCCGAGGCCAAGAAGGTCGTGGAGCAGAAGCTGGAAGAGTCCCAGAAGCTGGCCGCAGAGAAGGAGCAGACGCACGAGGTCCGCAAGGCCCGGCTGAAGCTCGCCGTCGAGGCCAGCCTGGCTGTCACGGGCGGAATCCTCGCCACCCTGGCCGCCAAGGCAGGCGCTCCCGAGGCTGTGACAATCTTCGCCACGGTCGGCCCGTTCCTGATCCAGACCATCATCGAGTGGTACAAGAAGCTGTTATGCCGCCGAAGATTCCAGCAGAAGACCGCCAGCTCCTGATCGACCTGTGGACCGAGACTCTGGTGAGCCACGGCATGGACGAAGACCGGGCTGAAGAGTTCGCTACAGAGGTCACAGACCAGGCCATAGCCCAACAGGAATCCTAGATTCCTCCGCACCGGGTCATGCGGTTCTGGATCTGGCAGCTTAGGATGCCTTCAAGTAGACGTTTAATGTCTGGGAGGCGTCATGGCCTCACGTCAAGCTGCCATCGCTGCGCTGGCTGTGCGCGGAGCCGGGAATCCTGAGCACCTGGCTGCGTATATTGCCGCGCGCACGAGGGGCAGCAGGAGCGTTGAGATGGCAGCTTCGCGGTATCCGGTGACCTCTCCTGCGGACATCCTGGTGAGCCGCAGCGCGACGGGCGGCGCGTCGATCCGGCACCGCAGGGGCGGTGCGCTGATCGGGGAGATCACCAACGAGGATGGCTGGCGGGCGGTCTACGGCGGCAAGCCGTCAGCCCGGCCGCACACCCACCAGCGCGGCGCGTTGGGCGAGCTGCTGGGCCTGTGGAACAGCGGCACCACTACGCCCGGCCACCCCGGTGCAGAGCTTCAGCCAGCCCCGGTCCAGACGCCGCTGATGGCGCAGTACCAGATCCCCGCTATCCGGGCGCTGGCCACGCCAGCCCGGTCGGCCAGCGATGGCGCGCGGGTCACCATGGCCAACGGCGACACCGAGCCCGACGCCGACGATGACAGCTCCAGCGGCAATGGCCTGACGCCGAAGGGCCAGGCCATCAAGAAGAAGCTGGTGGCCAAGGGCTGGGACGAGGCCAAGGCCGAGATGTTCGCCAAGCGGGCGCAGTCCTTCGGGGGCGGCAAGTAGTGACCGCCTTCGCAGCCCTGCTGACCCCGTTCGACCGGGGCAACGCGATCGAGATGGCCAACAAGCTCTGGCGCAAGCGGGTACTGCCGGTAGGCGATATCGACTACCAGGGCCGCACCCTGCACTTCACCCCGAGCTACCTGGCCGGCCTGGCTGCTGCCTTCAACGACAAGGCGTATGACCAGGTGAGCTTCCAGCTCGCGGACTCGGCCAACACCCACACCAACGACCCGGAGCGGCACAGGGGCACGGTCGTGGGTTTCGAGGCCGAGCCGGACGGGCTGTGGATGCTGTTGTCCCCGACAGACCGGGGCGAGCGGGTGCTGCGCGAGAATCCGTACCTCGGGGTCAGCGCCAGGATCGTGGAGCAGTACCAGCGCTCGGACGGCAAGTTCTACCCCGCCGCGATCCAGCACGTGCTCGGCACGCTCGACCCCCGCATTCCGGGCCTCGGGGCCTGGCAGACCGTCGAGGCGGCGAATACGCCGACGCTCGTGATTGACCTCACCGGTTCCAGCTATGCCGGACAGGAAGTGGAGACCATGCCCGAACTGAACGCCCAGCAGCAGGCCAACCTGAACCGCCTGCTCAACCTGGACCCCGCTGCCCTGGACCGGCTGCTCGGACAGCAGGCCCCGCCGCCTGCTGCGCCGCCTGCTCCGCAGGGCACCAGCACCGCCGATGACGAGCTGACCGACGAAGAGCTGGCCGACCTCATCGCCGCCATGGACGATGAAGAGCTGGGCGAGGTCGAGGGGCAGATGAACGGCGAGACGCTGGCCGGGATGGCGGCCACGGGCCTCACGGCTGAGGCGCAGATGGCCATCGACCTCGCCAACAGCCGCGCCGATGAGACCGAGCGCCAGCTAGCGGTCTTCCAGACCCGGTACGAGGTGCAGGCGTTCGAGGCCGAGAGGCGGGCGCTTGCCGATCTCGGCATCCCGCCCTACATCACCGACCTGGCCCGGCCGCTGCTCCAGGGCTCCGGGCATACGGTGGACCTGGCCAACGGGCAGCGGGCGGACGCCGGTCAGGTCATGCGCAAGGTGCTCACCGAGTACGCCAGGATGGCGCAGATGCTCAACCTGGACGTCGAGCTGGGCTCCCCGATGGACGAGCCGCCCGGCGCGGGGCCTACTGCCGAGCAGTCGGCGCGCGATGAGGTCATCAGCCGCGCCAGGCAGCAGATGGGCCTCTGAGCCCATGAGCCGCATCGTCCTCACGTCTGACGTCATCGTCGCCGGGATCAAGATCCCGAAGGGCGCGATCCTTGAGGTAACGGCGGCTCAGCTCACCGCGATCGGCGCGGGCAACACGCGGGCCACCGCGACTACATCGGCGCACGATATGCAGGGTGAAGCTGTCGGCGTATCAAACGGCTCTTAGGAGGAACGACGATGCCAGGTGCGATCCAGCACTACAAGGCCGGACCATCCAACTTCCAGGTCTTCGGCCTGATCTACGGCGGCCAGTGGGTCATGGCCCACTCGATCACGCCGGGCACCACCGACCTGACGGTGACGCTTGCGACACCCTCGGTCAACTACGCGCTCGGCGTGGCAGGGAGTGACGCCGCGCCGATCGGCGTGCAGACCGGGGCCGCGAACGCCTACGGCCAGCCGCTGATTGACATCTCCGTGCTGACTGACTACGTGGCGGTCTACTACGGCGGGGTGGACATCTTCACCTGGTACTCGGCGGCTGCCTACGTCGGCCAGCCGCTGATGATCAGCGCGGTCGGCGGCAACGCGGGCACCGTGATCCCGTACTCGGCTGGCACGGCTGACCAGATCGTCGCCAAGTGCACGCACCCCGGTGGCGTATCGGCCGGGATGCTCACCCAGCAGATCGGCGGCCAGGGTGCGGCGTCCTATTTCTTCGGCCGCTGCCGAGTCACGATCTGAGGGAGTGAATCATGCCGACTGCTGTCAGGAGTTACTCGGACGCACCACGGGTAACCGTCAACGAGCTGCTGAAGGACCCGCTGGTCATCCCGTCGCTCATCCTGGACATGACCAGGAACGAGTTCGTGATGGACTCCGTGCTCCGAAGCGGCGGTGCGGCACCATCGGGTGCGGTCAGGTACGCGGAGAGCACGCCGCTCTACGCCGATGACTATCCCGAGATCCGGCCTGAGTTCGGTGAGGTCCCCGTCGTGCCGACGTCTGTCGGAATCCCGCGCGTGGTCTTCAGCCATGAGCGCGCGATGGCGATCATGGTCTCGGACGAGATGCGCCGCCGCCAGGCGATTGACCCGGTGGCGCGGCAGCTTCTCCAGGTCAAGAACACGATGGTCTATAGCTGGAACACCGCCTTCTACTCGGCGGTAGTCTCCAACGCCTCCATCCAGACGCTGGCGGTAGCCAACGCCTGGAGCAGCGCTGCCGCCACCATCCGGGCGGACATCATGCAGTCCGTCTTCCTCATCGAGAACGCCAACATCGTCAGCCCGTCCGGCGTGACGCAGTGGCTCGGGTTCGAGGCGGACACGCTGATCATCAACCACGGCACCAAGAACACGCTGCTCCAGAGCAGCACGTTCGCAGCGCCCTACATCGGTGACATCGCCAGTGAGAACCTGCTGTACACGGGCACGCTCCCGCAGCAGATCCTCAACCTGGACGTGATGGTCAGCCGCCAGGTCCCGGCTGGCAACGCCATCATCATGCAGCGCAACCGCGCGGGCTTCTTCGCGGACGAGCTGCCGTTCATGGCCGGTCCCCTGTACCGCGACGAGCCGCGCAAGACCTGGCGCTCCGACACCCAGCGCGCAGCCGCCATCGGCCTGGACCAGCCGCTGGCCATCGTGCTCCTGAGCGGAGTCTGATGCCAGCACAGCGACCAGCCGCAGGCCGTCCCGCCGAGCCGCCGCAGACCTTCGCGGCAGCGTCGGAGCAGACGCCGCTGTCCGAGGCCGAGCTGGAGCAGATGAACCAGCTCCTGACCCGTGCCAGCCAGGCGCAGACGCCATCGACCCGGCCGGGTGATCCGTACATCGCGGTGATCAACCTGAACGTGCCGAGGCGGGGCACCGACCCGTTGCGCGGCAGCGACCTGGTGATGGCGGGCGAGACGGTCAACCTCACGCCGGATGAGGCGGCTGGCTACCTGCGGCACGGGCCTGGCGACGGACGCCGGATACCGGTGATCCGCCCGGCCAGCGGGCCGAAGTCCAGCAAGGAAGCACAGCAGCGGGTGCCGCCTCGCGCGGTCTCCGGTGCGGTGCGCGCTCCCAGCACCCCGCCACCGGGCACGGACCTGCCGATGCCCGATCCGGTCGGCGCGTCGGCGGTGCTCCAGCAGGAAGTCCCCGAGAGCGCCGAGCCGGTGCCGGGCAGCGAGAACTGGGACGGTGACCCCGGCGCGGGCGGCAGCTACGTCAGCGCGGAGGACATCCTGCCGCCGCGCACCCGCGAGCGCCAGGCAGCCGCGCAGGCCGGGAGGTAACCCATGCCGCCGATGGTCCCCGCCAACGTGTACGCTCCGTGCCCGCGCTGCGGCACGCTGCGGACGCTGATCGGCACCGGGCTGGCGTACCTGTGCGGTGGCTGCGAGTGGCCCTTCACGGCCAGCTCGCAGGCCCCGACCGGGACCGGCACGGCTGCGGTGACCACGGCCAGCACCGCGATCACCGTGGCCAGCGGCGGCGCGAGCTTCACCGGGGGCATGTGGCTGCTGTACGACACGGGAGCCAACGCCGAGATCCTGCGGGTGACCGCCACCGGCAGCGCGACGAGCATCCCGGTGGCCAAGTTCTACCGGTCGCACGGCACGTCCATCGCGTTCGGCCGCCTGCTGCTGACACCGACGCAGACCGCCAGCGAGAAGGTGCCCGCCGCGCCGGGCTGGGGGTTCTGATGGCGCTGAACCGGTACGTCCTGACCGCTACCGTCACGGTCGCGGCTGGCACCGCCGCGACACTGGTCGCCGGGGAGCCTGCTACTGGTGGCGCGTTCGGCAACGTGGCCACCACCGGAGGGCCGCTGTACCCGTCCACCTTCATCAAGGGCACGCCCATCGTGCTCGACCCGGCAGGAGCCCTGTACACCGCGATCGGGGCTGGCAACCTCCGCGCGTACGTCCAGGGCCAGGACGACGTAGGTCACGCGGCTCTGGGCAACTAGGAGGACACCATGGCTGTCGCAACACCGTCAATACCGGCCTCTACCGTCCCGGTAGTGAACAACACGGGCCAGTATGTCAACTGCAACATCGCTGGCGGCACCATGACCAATGTCTCGGTCAACGGCGTGACCGTGGGCGCGGGCGCGGGCAACTACTCGCTGCCGCCCGGAGCCAGCCTCACGATGACCTACACGGTCGCGCCCACCTCCATGACCTGGACATCAGCACAGCCCACCGCCTACAACCCCGGCTACTCGACCAGCAACCCCGGCGCTGAAGGCCCCGGATACAGCCCGGTCACCGCGATGCTGTACCCGGCGCACGCGCTGTCCAGCTTCGCCGGGTGGGGCGTGGGGGTGAGCAACTGATGGCCGCCAGCCCGCGTGTTGTCGCCAATGACATCCCGGTGACCTGGGACGGCTACACGACGCTCGTCCTGCGGGGCACCATCGTGGACATCCCGCCCGGCTCGGCGCTGGAGACCGCCTACGGCGTCTCCAACCTGGTCGCGCTCGGCCCGACCAGCGCCCAGGTGATGTCCGGCGACACTGAGCCGATCGGAGCATCCTGATGGCCGCGCCAGGACAGGCCGGTTACCCCGGCACCCGCTCGCCGTGGTTCGTCTTCCGCGTGCTCTGCCTGGTCGCTGCCGTCTGCCTGTTCATCGCCGCGCTTGAGTTCTCGGCTGTCCTGCACGGCGGCGTCGGCCTCGGATGGGCCTGGGCGGCTGGCGGGGTCTCGGCGTTCTTCCTGGCCTGGGCGGTGCCGTGACCACTCCCCTGCCCACCGGGCCGCTGTACGCCTCCATTGACGACCTGCGCGAGTGGGTGAGCGGTACTGACTCCGGTGTCGGCACGCCAGCCCAGCTCAGCGATGCCCAGCTCTCGCTGTGCCTGTACTCGGCGTCTAACCGGGTCAGCATCTACGCGGGCGGCATCTACGACGGCAGCTCGGATGTGGCCGACCCGCCGCCTGTCTTCCATGACCTCACGCTCGACCTGGCCGCGTTCTTCGCCTGGCGGACGTATCTCAAGGGCAAGGTCATGGCCAGCGATCACCCGGTCTTCGTGGCCTACCAGAACGCCACGCAGATCCTCAACGACGTCCGGGACAACAAGGTTGATCTCGACGTTGCCATAGCCGGGAGCGGGGTCGGCCCTAGCGAGACCGCGCACGCCATCAACCGCATCCCGCCCATCTTCACCGGGGAGGACAGCAACACCCGGATCGGCATAGACGGGGTGCTGGAAGCTGACATCCCGATCGGGCATTATTCACCTCGCGGGGAGACCTGGTGGGGTGCAGGACAGGTTTACCAGGGGTGACGTGGAGCGATTCAGTGAGCGGATAGCGGAGCTGCGCCGGATGACCGGCGCTCCGCATACGCTGCGCGGCCAGGTCACGGTCGATCAGGTTTACGCTCACTACCAGCACGAGCACCTGGAGTTCCGGCACCCGCGCGGCGGCCGGGCGCTCTACCTCCAGGCCCCGCTGAACGAGCACTACGACGATTACCTGGAGCAGTACGCCCGGCACGTGCTCGACAACGGCGGGCAGCGCTCGATGTCCGACTCGATGGAAGACCTGAGCGATGCGGTCGAGTTCAGCGCGCCGCGCGAGTGGGGGGACCTGATGCACTCCGGTCACCCCGAGGTGCTCCAGGGCGAGCATCCCGTCTACGACCGCCAGCCCAGGGTCCACCGGCTGTCCGAGGAAGAGCTGCGGGCCAAGAGCCGGGCCACCCTGCGGGCACGGCTCGCGGCGGGGCTGACGGTGTACTTCATGAAGCACGGCAAGGTCATCCGCATCCCCGGCAGGAACGAGCCGCACGGACTGCGGGGCAGGCTATGAACGCGCCGACCGTCGCCATGACCCAGGTCGTGATCGACCTGATCACGCTGCTGGGCTGGGACGCCCAGCAGGAGCTGGGCTACCCGCTGTTCCCCGGCATCGAGATCCTGACCGAGCCCGACCGGGCGGTGTTCATCACCGCTACCGGGGGGCCGGGCTTCACCACCGAGGAAGGCGCTACTGACGCCTGGTCCTTCCAGGCCCGCGTGCGCGGTCCCACCGACGAGTCCTACGAGCCCGAGGTCATGGCGCTGCGGCTGGACCAGATGCTGATGGGCGCTCCGTACCCGCTGACCGTGGACGGCGTGCGGGTGCTGGCCGCGAACCGCACTGGCAGCCCGCCAGCGCCGCTGCCGCTCGACCCCAACGACCTGCGGCACGAGTTCACCTGTTCATACATCGTGATTGCTGGAGTGTGAGATGGCCACCGGACCCCGCGTAACCCTTCAGTCGATCCCGCTGAACCTCAACCCGAACGGGCCGGGCCTGTGGGTGCCCGCTACCGCGCCGGGCTACGACCTGGGCAGCCCGTCCGCGATCACCGCGTGGTCCGGCCAGCTCGGCGTCATGATCCCGAACAACGGCCAGGTGGTGCTGGCTTTCGCCTGCGGGGCCACCGTGGCGGGCGCGTACCAGGTGCTGGTCGGGGACCTGATCGGCAACACGGGGCAGGTGCTGCCAGCCACCGCCGTGGCCGGGACGATCGCGGCCAACACCTCGGGCTGGCTGGGGCCGTGGTCACCGGCAACCTTCAACCAGCAGGCCCCGCTCCAGATCGCCTACACGGGCCAGATCAACACGCAGGCGCTCACCGCAGCCGCGCAGGGCTGCGTGGTCGTGGACTTCACCACGACCACCACGCTGGCGCTGCGGGCCTACAGCCTCATCCCAGTCCAGCCGTGAGAGGAAGCCAGAGATGACAGTGCCATCAGATGCGGTGACGGAAGTCATCCCCGCTGTCCCGGCTGCGGATGAGCCTGCGCCAGAGCCGGAAGAGGATCTGTCGGCCAAGGCGGCGGACCTGGAGACCCAGCTTGCCGAGGTCCGGGCCGCAGCCCGGTCGGGTGACGTGATCCGGCTGAAGGTCGAGGACCCGCACGTCGGATTCGCGCTCGGGCACATCAACGTGGGCACCGACTACACCGAAGTCCCGGTTAGCGCGGTCGCGGCCATCATGGAGGGCGCGGCAAACTCGGGCGTCACCATCACGCAGGAAGAGGTCTAAGCCATGGCTGGTCCGCCCCTTGTCTACTCCGCGCCGAACTACACGACGACCAACGTCCTGTACGGCGTTGGCATCCTGTTCACCGCGACGGTCGGCACCGCCGTGCCGAGCGACCAGAACCTGGGCGTGGCCTCGTCCTGGACCGGGCTCGGCTGGGCCTACGTCGGGGCCACCGAGGCTGGCGTGACGGTCACCTTCAACCCGACCACCCAAGACCTGAACATCGAGGAACAGCCGACGCCGATCGCCACGGTGGTCAGCACGGCCACGCTCCAGGTGACATGCAGCCTCTCGGAAGAGACGCTGTTCAACGTCAACCTGGCCTGGGGCAACGGCGGCTCGATCGCGGTCACCCCGGCTGGCGCTGGCCAGCCCGGCAAGTCGGTGCTGACGCTGAGCACCAACTTCCAGTCGATGGCCTGCGCCCTGGTCGGCCGCAACCAGCTCGGTTACGCTCGGGTCCTCAACATCCCGTCCGTGATGAGCGCGGGCCAGGTGCAGACGGCATACCGGCGTGCGGCGCAGCAGCGGCTGTACCCGCTGACGCTCAACACCATCTGCGCGTTCAACCAGATCACGTGGACTGACCTCACGGCCATCGCCACGAGCTAGGAGGTCATGGATGGCAGGTTTCAAGGCGCTGAACGTAGTCGAGGCGCTGGATTACGAC